GGTTCCTGCACGCGCTGACCCAGAGCGGCGGCGATCGGCGCTATGCCCGGGAGGTTGCGCGCGGGTGGCGCACGACGCCGCAGGTCGAGAAAGCGTTCGAGCTGGGGCTCGATCACAAAGCGGCGGTGGGCCCGGGCACGTCGATCGATGCGGTCTGGGCCGGCCCGCTGGTGTCGGCCGGCATCACGGCCGACGTGCTCGCGATCCTGCGGACGCTGTCGATCGTCGAGCAGCTCGGGCCGCTGGCCCGTCGTGTCCCGTTCGACCAGAAGGTCGCGGCCGACACGACCAGCGTGCTGGGCGACTGGGTCGCGGAAGGCGCGCCGACGCCGGTCGGGGCCCTGGCGTTCGCGACGCTGGGGCCGCTCGAGGCGACGAAGATCAGCGTCATCAGTGCCGTGACGCGCGAGCTGATGCTGCTCGGGGGCCCCGTGGCGGAACAGGCCGTGACGACCGGCGTGTTGTCGGCGCTGGCGCGGACGATCGATCAGAAGTTCCTGCTGCCGACGCTCGGGCCGACGGTGGCGGGCCGGCCGGCCTCGATCACGTTCGGGGCGACGGCGGTCACGTCGACCGGCGCGACGGCCGCCGCGATTGCGACCGACCTGGGGTCGATGCTGGCGGCGTTGACCACGTCCGCGGCCACGCCGCTGTGGATCATGAAGCCGGTGACGGCGGCGCATGTGTCGGCGGCGCTCGGCACCGCGAGCAGCCTGCCGGCGACCCTCTACGGGATCCCGGCGATCGTCAGCGCGAACAGCCCGGCGCAGATCACGCTGATCGATCCCGGCATGGTGCTGCTGGCCGACGAGGGGCAGTTCGACGTGTCCTTCAGCCGGGAGGCGTCACTGCAGATGGACAGCGCGCCGGCCTCCCCAGTGGACGCGAGCACGGTGTACATGTCGTTCTTTCAGCAGAACCTGATCGGCGTGAAGCCGGCGCGCTGGATCAACTGGGAGCGCGCCGCGGTCGGCTCCGTCGTCTACATGACGGTGGCGTACTAGCCATGCGGGACGATTCAATCATCGACGCGCTCGAGTGCTACCAGCACCAGCCCGCACTGCTGACGAAAGGGATGGTGGCGCTGCTGACCAAGGCCGATCCCGCGATGGGCGCGCGCGCGGGCGTCGCGCTGCGCATGAAGCCGTACGCCGACGCCGTGATCACGGTCATCAAGTCGGCGCTGGCGTCGCGCGACAGCAAGATCGCGGCGCTCGAGGCGCGGGTGCTCGAGCTGGAGGCGCAGCAGGCCAGCCGCCGGGAGTTGGTGCCGTGACCACGGTCGACGTGCGCGAGCTGCTGGCGGCGCTGCGCGTCGCCTTCGAGAGCGACGGCCTGTTGCGGGACGCGCCGGCCGGTATCGTGGCGCCGTCGGTGGACGAGCTGATCGCGGACATCGAAGAGGCGCACGGCGTCGAAGCCGCCCGCGACGCCCGCCGGCTGGTGGCGACGGTGACGGCCTGGAGCGCCACGCCGCTGCAGACGACGCCCGGCTGACGGCGTAGACTCTCGGCGTGTCCCGACGCCGCGGCCGACGCCCGATCGACCCGAACGATCCCGCCGTCTCCATGACGGTTCGGGTGCCGTCCAAGCAATACGACGCGCTCGGCCAGCTCGCGGAGCAGCAGCGGGTCTCGATGTCGACGCTGGCCCGGTTCGCGTTCCGCCGGCTGTTGAAGGCGGCCGACCTGTCGCGCCCGGCCAAGCCGTGAGGTAGGATCGCGACCTTGAATCGGAACGCCGCGGAGCACATGCAGCCCGCGACGCTCCTGAGCTGTCAGCGATGCAACCGCCGACGGTGCTCCGTGCCAGTTTCGCACGCCCCGCCGGCCTCTCCGCCCGGAGGCCCCGACATGTTCAACGTCACGCTTCCCACAGCCCCGGCGTGCCTGTACGAATGGTTTGGCACCACGCCACGGTGGACGAAGCCGAACTGGCGTATCCGCCGCCGTGCGCTCGATCTGCGGCTCGACCCGGTTCGCTCAGTGGCCGATTTGCGGCAAGGTCTTCAGCGCATTGCCGTGTGCGCGTACCTGGCCGACGTGCCGGTGCTGCACCGGGAGGTGCTGCCGTATGGGCACTTCAGCATCGGCGGTGACCACAAGCGCGTGGTGATCCTGAGCCTCCTCACGCCAGGGGCCGGGTGTGAACTACGGGGCGACCTCCGGGCGTGTCTGCTCAGTCTCGTCACGCGGGAGACGGCGGAATACGCGCGGCTGGTCGGGATGCTGCGTGAGGCGTCGTAGGAATCGACGCGCGTCAGGGGGCATCGCCGCCGCGATCGGCCCGCGAGCCTTACCGAGGTATCCCCCGGCCCGAGCGCCGCTCCTACGTTAGCCAGACGTTAGCCAGAACGCCCGCCTCCCGAGAGCCCGCACGCGCTGAAACCAGCTAAGTGCTTTGTTTAGTTGGTGCCGGGGGCGGGAATCGAACCCGCACAGCCCGAAGGCTACGGAATTTTAAGTTTGGTCGGACGCAGTACCCCGCGACACCCCGCGACCCGCCCGTACCGATTCCCTCAGCGTTCCGTCGTATCATGTCTCGGCACGTCGCCGCGAGTCGTGCGCGAACGTTAGCCAGACGTTAGCCCGTTTTGCCAGTCCCGTGGATTATCCCGTGCCTGGCTAACGGCTGGCTAACACCCCGAAGGAACCGAATGCCGAAACTCTTGATGAATGACCGCACGCTCGCGGGACTCCGCCCGACGACGCGCCAGACCTACTTCGACACGAAAACCGCGGGGCTCGCCCTGCGCGTCGGCGCACGAACGAAAACATGGTACTTCGTCTACCGCAACGGCGGTGAGCCCGAGTGGGTCGTACTGGGCACCTACCCGGCCGTCGGACTCGCCGACGCACGCGACCTCGCGCTCGGCAAGCGTCACGGCCTGGACATCGACGGCGTCGACCCCGCTGCCGAGCGTCGCAAGGAGCCGGAGCCCGACCCGGTCACGGCGCCCGCGTTCACCTTCGCCGACTTCGTCCCGGCCTACGTCGCGTTCCAGAAGGGACGCACCAAGGACTGGAAGAACGAGGAGGCCAAGATCCGGCGCCACCTGCTACCGGCCTGGGGCGCGCTGCCGCTCAAGGACATCCGCCGCACGCACGTCCACGAACTGCTCGACACGGTCACCGGCAAGGGACTGACCGCGGGCGTCAACCGCATCCAGGCGCTCATCTCGCGCATGTTCACGGTGGCGCTCGACCGGCAGCTCGTCGACGCGCACCCGGCAGCCCGCGTCATCAAACGCTTCACCGAGACCCCGCGCGATCGTGTGCTCACCGACGACGAGCTGCGGGCGCTGTGGGCAGGACTTGACGCCCGCCCCGGTGATGCCAGCGACGCGATGCGTCTGCGGCTCCTGCTCGGGCAGCGCGGCGGGGAGACCGCCGGCATGCTGTGGAGCGAACTCGACCTCGCGCACGCGACCTGGTCGCTGCCGCGACCGCGCACCAAGAACAGCCGGCCGCACGCGGTCGGCCTGCCTCCGACGGCACTCGCGCTCCTCGAGCGGCGCCGTAAGGAGCGCGTCGGGCAGGAGCCGCATGTGTTCCCCGGGTTCACGCTGACATGCGACGCGCACCAGGCGCTGCGCGCGATCACCGGCGGCGCTTACGAATGGAAGGACCTGCGGCGAACGGTGGCGACACGACTCGCCGACCTCGGGTTCGATGAGACCGTCATCGGGCGCGTGCTGAACCACGCGAAGTACACGGTGACGGGTAAGCACTACAACCAGCACCAGTACGTCGAGGAGATCCGGCAGGCACTCGCGGCGTGGGACACGGAGCTGCAGCGCATCCTGCGCAACGAACCGAAAAGACGATCGCGCGTGCTGCCGATGCGCGGACGGTCGTAGTCGGGCCCGCATCATGCTCGAGGACCTCGCTCGGCTCCCGCCAAACGTCGGTGCGTCCGTCGAACGCGCTCTGGTCGAAGCCGAGCGCACGCTCGCGGTTGCCGAAACCCAGCCCCCCGACTACGTCTTCTCTGGCGGGACGCGGGCATCGGACATCGCGGTCCCGACGGTGCTCGGTGTCGTTGCTGTCGGTGTCGACGGACTCAACGCGCACGCGCGGACGCATCTCTGG